TAATGTTTGAGAAACTAAAGAGAGCAAGAAACCAAGATGGTACATTTAAGAAAGATGTTTGGTGGACACCTTGGTCTGATTCGTGGGAGTATACATTGAGTGAAGAACTTAAAGATATGATTGAAAGAACTGCCTGGACCTTCATTGAAGCGTTCATTGGTGCATTAACAGTTGCACCTTTAGTAGGTGTAGATGCTGGAGCACTCCAGTTAGCTGCACTTGCAGGTGGTGGTGCTGCATTAGCAGTAATCAAGACATACGCAAAGAAACAAATAACTAAGTAGCAGATTTTGTCCTAGCTTATATGTATAATAGCCTTAACAGAAAGGCTGCATATGACAGATGAATTAGGCAATAACTACTACAAGTCTGGTTGGCAACCATCAATAGAATTTGATGAAGAAACTGGCAAAGGTGAGATAACTTATGTTGGTACTGACCCAGACTACAAGAATAAGTACGACTCAATCCTAAAAGGTTGGGGATTTGACCCCAAATATTACAGAATAGAAGGTACAGTTCGTGCTAGTTCTTGGAACACACAGCTTAAGGGTGGTGAAACAACCACCTTTTTTGCATTTAAAGGGATAGTAAAGAGGAAAAACCCTGCATTAGATGAGTACTTTGATGAGTTACTCTCGTTGTTTAAACATAAACCTAAGTTAAAAGATAAAAAATATGGTGGTGATACAGCTTTCATATGGACAATGGCTGACTGGCAGTTAGGTAAAGCCGACCTAGGAGTTGAGAATACTATTAAACGCTACGAGGAAGCTCTTATAGCAGGGGTAAATCAGATTAAGGCACTGCGTAAGGGTGGAACTAATATAGATGAGGTATATTTATTAGGATTAGGTGACCTCACTGAGAATTGTGACCAGAGTTTCTACTCTAGTATGCCATTTAATATTGAATTGAATCTATCTCAGCAGTACAGACTAGCAAGACAGTTGATTATGAGAACAGTTGAAGCCTTCTTACCTGTTGTAGATAAGATAACTTTGTGTGGAATAGGTGGTAATCACGGAGAGATGACAAGAAGTGGTAAGGGTCAGGTCCTATCAGACAGGCTAGACAACTCGGATATGATGCATTTTGAAGTAGTAAAAGAAATACTTGCACAGAATCCTAGATATAAAAAGGTTAAGGTTATATTACCTACAGACTATCACCATCTATTAGAAATTAAAGGGGTAGCTGTGGCTATAACACACGGACATATGACTACAGGTGGTGCAGGTCCAGAGGGTAAGATAATAAAGTGGTGGCAAGGACAAATGTTTGGTTGGTTACCTAGTGGTGCAGCAGAGATATTAATTACTGGTCACTATCACCATCCTAGGGTGTTTAAACAAGGTAAGAGAACCTGGTTTCAATGTCCAAGTATTGATTCAAGCAAAGACTTTACTGCTAGAACTGGTATGTGGAATGAACCAGGGGTTTTAACTCTTACAATATCTAAAGATGGATGGGATAACTATAAAATAGTTTAAGTTATTCTTCTTCTTCTGAAGGTGTAACAACTAACTCTACATTAGCCATTATCCCTAGCAGTTGAACCTTCCCAGCTTTATTAATAATAGAATGTTCTTTAAAGATTGGATGACCACCTGATGTTTCACCATTAGGTAGTGCAATCTCTGGTGTCTTTCTATTTAATAGTTCCTTTAATAGAACTACTGGGTCTGCTTCATTGACTGATAAGTCACTCATAGTTTCTCCTTATAATATTTTCTTTGCATATTGTTCATACAAATATCCTACCTCTTTTAACACTGGGTTGTTGTTTTTAAACTCAGTAGTTTGAGGCATCTCTCTTAGTTCCCAGTTAAATGAATAGTTGTTAGCAATCAAATCATTTATATTCCAGGTCAGTATCTTCTTTTGATACTCAGTTAAATAAATAAATTGTTTACCTAATCTCCTTGAAGCATTTAAGTTAGATACATATTTATCTCTCTCTATAATCCAAGGGTTATAAGACCTATCTCTTGATTTGATTTCAATAATGTACATATCATTCTCGCAATCATAAGAAGAGAATTGGTCCTCTGCTTCTTTCAACTCATCCATAAATGGAAACATAATATTTAATGTTCTAATAATATTTTCTTGTGTCATTAGAATATCTCATCTTGTAAGTCTTGATACTTCTTCTGCTCATCTACCTTCCGTATCAGAGCGTGACAAGTAGTCCAAGTATATCCAACACCACTATCGTTAACTAACTTAAATCGTTGTCCACAAAATAAATTACCCTCAGTATCTGTGTAGTTTATGGTGTTGCTTTTACATAAACTAGGTGCTTTATGTTTCCTATCAGGTTCAGGTACAACATCAAAGTTATAGTCAGGGAATTTTTTCTTTATTCGCCTGACTAACTTCTTAAGGCTGTCACTGTTACCTGCTTTTTCTAAAGCCATTCTCCTGGTGCTTCTTTATCTGCATCAGGACTACTGATGTACCAACCTCTACCACAACCATTGTTGTTCTTGAAGTTACTACAAGAGAAGTCAGGAATCCTACTTAAAGGACTATCCTTTGGAGCTTCAGCTTTCTTACTTCTATTATCCTCCATCCACATATCAGTGGCACAGTCAGGACAATAAGGAGTAGAACTTACTACTAATATATCTTCAGAAGGGTCATCACCCTCATCTTTAGCAGCATCCATTAGACTACCTACTTCATCTAAGAAAGTATTGATGTCCTCATCAGACCAGTCATTAACTTTCTTTGACATACCTTTGTCCATAAGGTTAGCCCAAGCCTTATCTTTGTATGTCTTTCTTAGGTCAGCATCAGGAATCATTACTTCCATTTGTTGATTGAGCACCTGTGATTGTGTCTTTTCTGTGACCATCTCACTAGCTATATCTTCCATCTTTTTTATTTCTTCTTGAGATAGTTTAGCTGGTGGTTTCTTTTCTACTTTGATGTTATCACTAGCTTGTGCGTAGTGTTCCTCTTCAGTAGTACCACCAGTCCATAGCTCAAGCCCAATGCCTAATCTCATACAGCATCTCTTGATACCATCTGATACAGCTAACTTGAGTATCTCTGATTCAGTATTTTTATTTTGAAGTGCGTATACATCTACATCACCAACCTCTTCAATGGTTTGTTCTGAATCTTTTATGTATAACTTACACTTTGCACCAACGATAGAGTTGTCTTTATCTCTAACAATTTCATATGTGAAATCATATCCACCTGGTATCACATCAACCAATCGTTGTGTGTATAGGTGGTGTGGTACATAATCTCCGAACTTACCCTTAGGTGCAGGTTTAACTACGCTCTTAGGAAAGTCTTTGATTAATTTTTTATGAGTTTCTTTGTTCATAATTTTCCTCTACTATAATGAAAAGAACAGTATGTTTTTCTTTATTCATATTGTTTCCTTTCTGAGATAGGAATAGCCTCTAGCAATAGAGGCTATCTTATCTACTATCATTACTATCTAGTATCTGATAAATTCTTTGTCTTGATATATCAAGTACCTTAGCCATATCAGTTAGTGATACGCCTTTATCTTTACCAGATTTAATTAGATTAATTCTCTTATCTTTAAGGGAATTAACTAAATCTTGTGCTTCTTTAATTAGATATGCTACATTATGCAATTCCTCTAAGACAATTTTCTTAGTGTCTAGGGTATTCATAAGAGCATTAGCTTCTTCGTTCATATATTTCCTTTACTTTGTTGTTATGTTGTCGCTACTATCGTTAGCGAACTGTTGTCGTATATAACTGTCGTGGGTCTAAGTAGTCGCCACTATCGTTATCAATAATAGATACAACATTATGCCCAGATGTTCTGAGTTCTGCAAACTTTTGCGTTGCCTCTACTATCGTTTGAGTTTTGTCACCATCAAAATGGTACACATCAGTACCACCATAGATGTTGTGACACTCAATTCTTATTGACATACAACCTCTCTGTTGCTTACTGTCATTGTAATATACATTTACATTTGTGTAAATGTTTATAAATAAATAAGTATCTATCAGCTCACTGTTACATCTGTCCTGTTTAAACAATGAGCTGTTAGATATTTACATTTTAGAAATAGAGTGTGACATTAATTGAGAAACCAACAAGAACTCTTGATGCTTCTTCAATCTTCCTCTAACACATTAAACAAACGCATTAGATACAAGTCATCTTCTCTCTCTTTCCTTATATCTCTCTGGGATTTATACCCAGAATATTTTTTCAGCCCTGCTATGAGTAACCCATAGGCTACACATAAAGATAAGAAGTCCATTATTCCCACTCGCAAGGTGGGTCGCAATCTAATGCCTTAAAATATGGTGGAGTAGTTGTAGTTTGTGTACAACATATTACATCATCTTCTACAAGCATTCTTCTGTATGTTTCATAAGAATATTTACTCATTCTTCTTCCTCTGCTTTCTGAATTAATTCATACGCTTCATCTTCACTTATATCAAGTCTGTTTGCTACTACCTCTACTAAGTAGTCATCTGCGTAACATAAAGTAGAAGTAAATTCAACATAAGCTCCATTAATTCTGACTTCAGGCTCAGGCATCATTTCATAGTAATCTTGCAAAGCCATATCTTCCGATATGCTTAGGTCATACTTGTTCATTAGTTTTTTAACTGACATTTTCTTCCTGACTTAGGAAGATATTGAAATAAATATTATTAACAATAGATATATATTCTGTATGTTCATACTTACTTATATCAATTTCACTAACAAGATTTCTGAAATGGATTACTTGGTCTTGTAACAATTTATAAAATGTTACAACTTCCTCGTAAGATAAGTCGTGATAGTCATACTCTTTCATACAACCTCCTTTGACTTATTACTTACCTCATAGAAAGGTAAGTTGTCTGGTCTAATGTCAGTAAACCAAGCCATTACTTCTTCGTGTAATTCTTCTTGTTCATCTACATCAAACGCTATTTCAAAATCAAAGGTAACCCATAATCTTTTCATACAACCTCCTTATCTGCAATATCATATGCTTCATAGATAGAAGTAAAGATATTTTTAATAGGCAAATCAAACTGCCTAATCATAAAGACCAACATCTTTTCTTCTGTTGATAAGTTGTCATCACTAAAGTCCTCATTACTATTCATATTCTCCCACCTTCCTGTACGAATGGGGATAGAGAATAGATAGAAGGTCTGTGACCAGTAAAGATAACTTCTGTGTTTGCCTCTACTAGCGTGTCTACCCTATGTACTGCCTCATCTAGCGTTACATCACTATCAAAGTAAAAGTCCACACTTAAAATGTTTTCATCTACTTTCATACTCTCATCTACAAATTCATAGACTTCGTATTCTTTTTCTGTATTCATAATTTCCTTTCATTGATTGCACCTACTTGTTTAAACAAATAGATAGCTCAGTATCACACTTTCAAGTCCCAGTTGATTTCATTACGCATTCTCCTGCTTAAAGTTTTTCATATGTTTCTTTAAGAGAGGGCAACAACCTTTATCTAATAATGTGATACTAAGCTACCTACTTTCAGGCACTAGGTTTCAACAGGGCAATAGTATTACCTAGCTCTTACTTATAGATAGCTCACTGCCTACAGCTTTGGTTACTTGCTATTGCTAGTTCGTAGTGTCATACCAACAGACACAACCATAGACAGTGAGCTACCCACAATGGGGTAGCTGTTTAAACAACTAACCTAATTTAGATTGTTGTTTAAGTAATATATCAATTAACTTAGTTAGCTCTGTCCTGACTTTCTTTGTAGTAAACTCACCACTTCTATTTCGTAGTTCCTCTACTGCATCATCAACATCAGACATATTAGCATCAACACTGTTGATGTAGTCTTTAGCATAATCTACTTTAGAATATGCTTCATCTACCTCGTACTGTGCATCACTAACACCAGTTTTAATCTGGTCAATAGCGTGTTCTAAGTTATTAAACAACTCATCAAGAGTTGTCATATCTTTTTCTTCTGACATATCTTTCCTTTCTTTATCGCTACAATAAGTAGCATTGAGTACTCGCTGTTTAAACAAGTACTCTATGCTAGTTACTCACTAACCATATCTTTTCTTTGAGCCATTAGGTAAACCATTATCAGTTGGCTTAGCCAACCCACGATAGTTCCCACCTTTTTTACTCTTGGTTTTTCTTCTTTCGTGTCTGTTTACCATTCGTAATATCCATCAGGTACATCAGTTGATATCCACTCGCTACCATCTTCAGTAGTATGTGAATGTTCATAGTTCCCTCTGTCATCAACAGGTTTCAGGTCAGTGTAAGAATTTTTAACACGCCAACCACAATGGTTAAGCCTTATGTTATACATATTCTCACCACCATTCTTTGTGTACTCTTCAATCTTTTCTTGTGCTTCCTCTTCAGAGTTAGCCTCAACATAGACTTCACTTTCCTGTGTGTATTTTAGATAATATAAATTACTCATAGTTTCCTTTCTTTATTGGTGTATGTACACCATTGAGAGCATTGAAGAAAGGTATTAACTACAATGCTCTCTAGCTGTGCATACGCATACTTACAAGGGGGATTGCCTCTACTAGCGTGTTGAAAATTTCACGCACAACAAATAAAAAAAAAGAAAAAAGTTCTTGTGAAATTTATCACAATCTATTCTTATTTATTTCTTATAAGTATTTATCAGGTCACTGTTTAAACAATGACCTGTTAAATAATTACCTGAAGTTACCTTCAGCTATTATCTCAGTATCAGATTGACAGGCAGGGCAGGAAAAAATTCCTAGCTCACCATTAATAATCTCAGCAACTTTTTTCAAACTTGTTTTCTGTTGTTTGATTGAAGCTGTTGAGCTACGCCAAATATATCCATAGCCCTGCTCTCTGCTTCTGTCTGTACTTGCTGTACATTCTTCAGCATTGATACAAGCAACTTTAATACCAGTCTTAGGTGCTTTAGTATGCTCTTTCAGTGCTACGTGAGGCACATTACCAATCTTTTTTAATAATGGTTTTACCCATTTATCAAAATCAGGACTAGCTTTTCCATCTTCAGTGTGCCTACCCATATTGGTTGGCTTTCCTGCTAGTTGTAGAAAATCTTTTCCGACCTTCTCAAACTTTCTGGAATGACCAACACCAAATGGAAGCACAGCGTGAAGCACCTCGTGTATTACTGTTGAGATAATTTCTAGATTATCTGCCTGAGTTTTTGCACTGTAAGTTGGTTTAATAAATATCTGCCTTGTGCCTTTATCATCTAGCTTTTTTATATCGCTATCTTCTGAAAGCATTTGACATACACCAACTACAGTACGCTTAGTACCCTTAGGCATATGACCGAAAGAGATTTGGATTTCATTTTCTTTTTTAACAAAATCTTTAAAGCCTTCATCTTTTAATTTCTTAAAAGTTAGCTTCACCCATTCTTCTAGCCAATCTTCTCTAGTACCTTTATAGGTTTTTGTATTACTCATTTTTGTTTTACCTTTCCTTATAGATTTCATTTAGAAATCTTAGATACTCTGCCTAAATGTTTAAACAGGGTATCTAGCATTTCTGATTTAAGAGCCTGAGATTTTTCTATAAAGGTCAGTAGCCTAATCGCTACTTTTCCAATACAGAGCAACCTCAAGGCTCTCAGCGTGTATTATTTTTTAAATGGGTCAGTAATTCCTATTGACTGCCTGAATTTCTGTTTATCTGAAATACATCTATTGTAAATCATATAAACAAAAAAACCCAGGGTAATCATAAGGCTGAGCCATTCTAAAAAGCTACTCATTTTTTTATCTCAATAGCTACTACATCAAGTTTCTTTTTATTATTAAGAATTTCTTTAACTTGATTTAGAATTATTTTATTAGCAACAAAATAGTCTTTACCATTATTATCACTAACAACGATATATTTTATTTTTGATATATGTTTCATTTTGAATAACTGCTTTCAAATACTTCTACGTTATCTTGTATCCATAAAACCTGAAAGAAATCATTCTTATATTTATTAGATAACATTTTCCTTATATCTTCTAATTGCAATTCAAAATTATCTGTCACTTCAAAAGCAACTCTAATAACTCTTTTTTCTTTATTCATAATTTGTTTACCTTTCTATAAACTGATACTTGCTTTAAGTATCTCTCAACAATCTAAAATTAAATTGCTGAAAGATAATTAATTAAAATTATCTGAAAGGTGACAGTTTTATTTATACTGTCAGAAACCTCAGCTTCCTCATCGTGTTTAAACAATGTATTCACTCACCTGATATAGATGTGTGATTTCACAAACAAAAAGAGCGTGTGAAATCTTTTGAGGAGGGTAGACCTGACTTGAATACATCTCACCGATTAAGACAATCATTCAGGATTTATAAGCCTTAGTAATTACTATAGGGTACTTTACATTTAATATCAACACTTATTTAAGATTTATTTATTCCTTGTTTAAACATTGAGCTGGTCGCTCTTTCTTTTATTGTTGATGTATGTACTCAGCTTGTCTTAGTGGGTATGTACTTACCTTGTTTTACTTAGGATGTATCTAGTTATCCTTACCAGTTTAAAGCAACGCACCCTCTTTTGATTTAAAACAATGTACGAGGGTTGTCAGAGTGGGTATATTCTGTATCATTTTAGATTTATATATTTTCACCTAGCTGTTTAAACAACTTGTTATTCCTATATACTAGGTCTGACAGACTGGGTATGTAATGCAAATGTTAATCTGCGTAGGGGGGTCTATATTAAGTATGTACCTATAAAATTAAATGCATCTAATGTACAAATAAACACACTAAATATGTACCACTATATGTAGTATGTTTTAGTTGACTTACTACATCTAGTAGGTGAACTATCACAGTAATACTGATTACTATTGTTTACTTGTTTTAAAGTGTTCTTACACTCTTTACATTTCTTCAATATTACTATTTTACTCTTGGTTTTCTCTTTTGGGCGTGAACAGGCATATGGGGTAGTTTTTTTAAAAAATTATTTTCCAGTGTCCTTGGGTAGCTTACTTGTCTTTCTAGTTGGTCAGGTTTCCCTGGTAAGCCTTTCGTGCTCCTGATGCCCACTTCACCTGTAACACCATACTTATAATTTTTATTTGTCTACTTGAGATAATAACAGAACTTCTGTAGTATACAAGTAACAGATAAATACCCCTTTATCGTGTACATACATATAAGCCCTAGCTAGTTCTAGGGTGCTCAAAATAAAAAATTTTTTTACGCCTTCGGCTCTTGTAGACCCTCAGGCTTTTTTCTTCCTTTGATTCTTGGAAAGGTTTTTGGTTTATGATTATTACAATGTTTGAATTTGTTATACTTAGAAAGAATTGTGGAACAATCTTTTTGAACACAGGTTCTTCCACTACTATATGTAGTAGAGGGTTTATGATTAGGATATGCTTTTCCTTTGATATAATCACTCATAAGTAATAAGTATAGAAGGAGAAAAGATGCCGAAGGGTAATTACTCATACAAAAAAGGTATGAAGAAAAACAAAAGTAATCGTAGAAAAAAAAGATAATGGCTGAATGGCGTGGAATGAAAGTGAAGTTAAACTCACCTACTCCTATAAGGAAAGGTGAGCCTGGCTATGGAAGAAAAAAATCTAAAGTCTTTGTAATGAAAAATGGGAAAGTTAAGAAAATAATGTTTGGCGACCCTAATATGAAGATAAGAAAAAACAATCCTGGAGCTAGAGCTTCATTTCGTGCTAGACACAAATGTAGTACAGCTAAGGATAAAACAACTGCACGATATTGGTCGTGTAGAGCTTGGTAAAAATGAAATGTGAAGGACCTCGTTGTCAAAAGAAAGTTCCCTCTGGAAAAAGAAAGTATTGTTCTACAAAATGTAGAAGAGCTGCTCAGTACCAGAGAAGTAAAAAAACAATTCAAGAAGTACCTGGAGAGAAACTTCGTGGACAACACTATGAAAGGTTTGTAGAAGAGTTTGCTCCTTTAATTGAAAAAAAGGAAATGACTCACAAAGAAGTAGCTGAGATACTAGAAGTAAACAAATCTAGTGTTACTCGTATGTATAGTGCATACAAAGAAGATAAAATAATTTTAAAAGCCCAGGAGAACTGGGAAGCTCCAACTGAAGCAACTAAGTCATTAAAAAGTTTTAAAGAGTTTAGAGATTTGTATTTCAGAACAGAAACTGGAGATAAGTATGAAACTGCAGACTTTCACGAAAAATGGATTAACTCAATTATAAAAGCTATAAAAGAAGGTGGAGAACAAATGATTCTCTCGCCACCACGACACGGAAAGACAGACCTGCTTACACACTTTGCTGTATGGCAGATATGTAAAAATCCAAACATAAGAATTATGTGGGTAGGAGGAAACGAAGAGATAGCTAAGAATGCAGTAGGAGCTGTACTTGACCACTTAGAAAATAATGAAACTTTAAAAGAAGATTTCTGTGGACCAGGTGGACAGTTCCAACCTAAAGTTAGAAGTGGTAAGTCTTGGTCATCAGGACAGTTTACTGTAGCTAACAGAACTGTAACTGGTATTAAATCACCAACTATGGTTGCTGTAGGTAAAGGTGGAAAAATTCTTTCAAGAGATTGCGATTTGATTATTGCTGATGACATTGAGGACCACGGAACTACTGTACAACCAAGTGCCAGGGAACAAACAAGACAATGGTGGACTACAACTCTTTCTTCAAGAAAAGAGGAACATACAGCTGTTGTAGTAATTGGTTCAAGACAAAACCCAGAAGATTTATATAACTTTCTTTTAGAGAATCCTGAAATGAAAACAATAGTAGAAGAAGCTCATAACTCAGAATGTGTATTATCTGAAAATGAAATAGATAAACATATTGACTGTATGTTGTGGGCAAGTAAGAGAAGTTACAAATGGTTAGTGTCAAGAAAGACTGCAGCTGAAACCACAGGTGGTAAAGCTATCTTTGAAATGGTTTATTTAAATAAAGCCTTTGTTGATGGTATTACTATGTTTAACTCAGAAGATATAGACCAATGTAGAGATGTTAACAGAAGAATAGGACATATTCCTGCAGGTACTCATTTGATTGCTGGACTTGACCCTGCATCTACAGGATTTCAAGCCTGTGTCTTATGGGCTGCTAATCCAGATACTGGAGCTTTGTATCTAGTAGATATTGAAAACGAAGAAGGTGGTGGAGTTATCCAGGCAAGAGAGTCTATTAAGAAATGGTATGAGATGTATGGTTTAGCTCACTGGGTTATTGAAGAGAATGGATTTCAGAAAGCTATTAGACAAGATGACAAGATAAAAGATTACTGTGCAAGGTTTGGTATCTATACAGAAGGACACCAGACACAGAGAAATAAGTTTGACCCAATCTTTGGTGTTGGCTCTATGGCTCAACTTTTTAAAGAGCAGTTGATTAATTTGCCATATGGAGATACAGATTCTGAAATTAAGAGTAATATATATCGTAGACAATTAATTTATTTTTCTTCTGCTGCTAATAAAGCTAAGAGTAATAAAGGGTACAAGTCAGATGTTGTAATGGCATCTTGGTTTCCTTTAAAAGTTATTAGAAGGTTAGGTAAAGAACGCTTAGCTGAGGTAGGATTAGAGTATAAACCAAGTTATGGAGAGTGGGATATTAGTAACATAAACGAAGCTCCGTGGAGTTAATATGGACGCAAGTGAATTACAAGATAAGATAACGCAACTACATTACGACAACCAAGATGCTTACGCAACAAGAGGTCGTATTCGTTCAATTATGAATGGTGGACCTTCAGGTATTATGGCTTTACTTGGTGACCAGATAAAAGGTTTCCAGGATTGGCAAGTACCAGTTCCTAACTTAATGTCTACAGGACTAGAACACTTAGCTCAAAAAATAGGTCGTATTCCTAATCTCAAAGTAGATGTTCCTAATGATAAAGATTCTGAAAGAGCTAGAAGGAAAGCAGAAAAAATTTCAAGAATCGTTACAGCATATGATGAAGTACAGAGATTAGATGTACAAATGCCACAAGTAGGTAGATGGCTACCTGGTTATGGTTTTGCTGTTTGGGTTATTAGAGAAAGAAAAGATGCTAATGGTAATCCTTATCCTATAGCAGAACTTCGTGACCCTTATAATTGTTTTCCTGGTTACTTCGGTGCAGACCAACAACCAAAAGATTTATCTATAGTTCGTAGAGTTCCTAAAGATGCGTTAGCACAAGTCTATCCAGAATTTAAAAAACAAATTTATGACAAAGATATGGGAACTGGATTATCTATTGGTAGTGGTTCAGCTTCACCTTATACAGATTCTTATGCAGGTTCTTGGGCTAACTCAAACGGACAAGGAGATTTAATATCTGAATATTATTGTGAAGAAGGAACTTACATATTTCATATGTCATCTGGTGCAATATTTGATTTTATTCCTAATCCATTATCTAGTGGTCCTGCTTTCGTTGTAGCAAAGAAATTTTCTTTTGACCAGCTACAAGGACAGTATGACCAAATAATTGGATTAATGGCAGCTATGGCAAAAATTAATGTTATGAGCATTATTGCTATGGAAGATGCAGTATTTACAGAAACAAACATTTCAGGTGAACTTGAATCAGGACAATATAGAAAAGGCAGATTTGCTGTAAACTATTTAGCTCCTGGTACACAGGTTTCCAAACCTGCATCAAATGTTCCTTATCAGATTTTCCAACAGATAGATAGAGTTGAAAGACAACTTAGAATTGGTGGTGCTTATCCAGTTACTGATGATTCACAATCACCATTAGCTTTTGCTACTGGTAGAGGTTTAGAAGAACTAGGTGCATCAATGTCATTAATGATTAGAGAATATCATACAGTAATGGCAGATGCTATAGAACAGACAGATGCTAAAAGACTTGAATGGGATAGTGCTATGTATGGTGGTAAATCAAAATCACTATCTGGATATATGGATAATAAGTTTTTCTCTGAAAAGTATGACCCAGAAAAAGATATAGGTTTTAATTACAAGACAAGAAGAGTCTATGGTGCTATGGCTGGTTATGATGAACCACAGAAGATAGTTACAGGGCTGCAATTACTTCAAGCAGGTATCATAGATACTCAAACCTTACAAGAAAATCTTGATGGGTTAGATAACATAGTTAGAGTTAATGAACGAATAACTAGAGAAAAAGCAGATAATGTTTTATTTGATACTTTACTTGCACAATCACAAGCAGGAGACCAAAGAGCAACAATGGCTATTGTTGAAATTAGAAAAAATCCTGGTGATGTACAAAATATTTTAGATAAGTTTTTTACTCCTCAAGAACCTCAAATGACAGAGGAAGAAATATCTTTTGTAGAACAAGCAGGACCAGGTGGACAATCCTTGCCACCACAAGGACCACCACCTGGAATTGCTCAAATGTTACAAGGACTAGGTGGATAATGTCTCATAACATTAATAAAGAATTTGCTGATATTGTTCATAACTCATTGTTTGATGTTGATGAACAGTGCGAAGATATATTACTTGAAGCTAAACTACAAGAACCTAAAATATACACAGACCAATTACCTCCATTAATGTTCCCATTTGGTTATATGATTATTAGTTCAACATTTGCTTTTTTTGAAGAGGAGGAAGAAGATGACGAGAGCACCTAAACCAATGTATACAAATCAAACTTATGGTACTACTAAAGAATTAAATGAAAGATTGAGAGATGTAGATAATAAAGAGATTACTGGAAGAAATAATAATTTACCTCCTGCTGCTGTTAATACACAAGATAATGTAAATAACGCTATTGTAAATCCAGGTCAAGAAGAAACAGTATCAGGTTCAATAGCTACATCAGAAACAGAAACAATAAATGGAGATTCTGTTGTAAGAACTAATTTTGATATTTTAAGAGATACAGATTTTCCAGGAGAAAGACTTACAGCTGGTGCAATACCACCAACTATTACACCACAAGAAGAAGGCGATATGAATTTTGCTGTTTTAGCAGATTTAGCAGAAAATTCAGATGTAGATGCTTTAAGAAGAATATATAGTTACAACTTATAAAATGGTAAGCGATATTGTTGGACCATACTCTTTTGGTGAAAAGTATATTAGAAATCAAGAACTTAATCGTAAAAGAGAAATTATATATAACAATAAAAAAGCTCAAGTAACACCAGAACAAGTAGAAAGAACAAAAGAATTAGCTAAAAAATATCCTGGTGCTATGCAAGGGTTAATATCAAATGCAGTATATAAAAATCTTTCAGATGAAGAATTTGAAAAATTATTAGCACTACAATACAAAGCTGTTCCTAAATCACAACCTTCATTTCCTAACCAGTATGGTAATGATGTAACAAACTCTCTTATGTTTAACTCAACTTACGGAAAAGTATTTAATTCTATAGGTGAGCAATTTAAATTACCTGAAAGATTTAAATTTTGGGAAAAACCAAGTTATAAAAACGAACCTATTTATGGAACTTTTAAAGGAATTTCAAGAATTTTAATGGGGTTATTTGATGCTGCTTCTAATGGAATAGTTAATAGACCACTTAGAGCAGGAGTTATGACAGCTGGTGATATTGAAGAACCTTTCCAAATAATATCTGGTGGATTAAAAGAAAAAGAAAAAGCATTAATTGAAAGACACAAAGCTGGAGACCCAAATGTAACAATAGGTGATATTGCTGCAATAAGAGACGAACAATCAAAAATAGAAAAAACAGGTCAGTTAGCTGGAGCAAGTTTAGTATTAGCAGCTTTAACTACTGGCAATGTTAAATTACTAGAAAAATTTACAGGTACAAGTTTTACAGATAATTATAAAAATGCTGGTCCATCAACACTTGGTTTAGCTGGAGAGAAAATAAAAAATGGAGAAAGTCCAGGTGCTGTGTGGGATAGTTTAGGAGAAGGGTTTTTTCCACAAGGTCCTATAGCTAATGAAGCTATGCAAATGAGAGAAGCTCCAAAATACCAAGGAAGAAATATTACTGCAGGAAGATATGTAGAAGATTTAATTGGTATAGAACCTGATAGTTTTTTATACGGAAAAGCATCTGGAGTAATAGATTGGTATAAAGTTATATACACTGACCCTGCGTTAGCTGCAGGTCGTCTTAGTCAATCTATAAAATACGCAAATAGTATATCTGGAAAAATAACTACAGCATTTCAAAAAGGAGAAATGGAAAAAATACCAGTTATTATTGATGAGTTTGTTAATAGTGAAAAAGCTATACCACATTTAAAAGCGTTAGCAGAATCTAAAGATTTTAAACAAATATTTGATGTTGTTGGAGACGCAGATTTTGCATTACAGTTAACTAAAGCAAACACACCAGATTTAGTTAAAAATGTTATTACAAAATTTACAGCAACAACAGAAGGTATACCTAAACTTAATAAAACTATTGGAAGTATTGGGTACAGTAAAAATATTATTAATGGTACAAAAAAACCTAATTCTCCTTATACAAAATTTGGTGAATGGACTCCTGATGATGGTGCTTTATACGAAGATGTAAATACATCAGTAAAAGTTTTTAATCAATACTTAGTAGAGTTTAAAATTCCAAAACCTATAGCTAATCAATTTGCACAAAGATTTGCAAATTTTGCTATTCAAGGAAATAGAAAAGGTATGGACGATGTATTGTTTACCGAATTAAGAGAACAAGTTAAGGTTACTGCAAAAGCTGATGGTTTTGGTTCAAGAGCTTTATCTAAACTAGATGATTATTTTGATGAGCTACAAGGCAATATAAAAAATACAGATGTAAATATGAAATCTTATTGGGCAGATTTACAAAAAACACCAGGAGGAACATTAACTCCTATAGAAAAAATATTTACAGGACAAAGAACTATTCCAGGACCAGGTGGTTTACCTTTAACTATGCCTACTCCTTTTGATGTAGGGCAACATTTTAACGATACTTGGACACTTGGAAATCCACAAAATATAAGAAGAACATTAAGCAAGATAGAAAAATGGGGAAACAAACCAATTAATGAAACTAAATTTGGTAAATATTTAATTGACGCTGTAGAAAATTTATCAGATGATGTAGTTGCTAAATTACCTGTACAAAAATTATTAAATAAAACTAATGAAACTATAGATAAATTTACACATTTTGTTCCTGATGCTATTTATACAACTATTGATGATGTTTTATGGCCTGCTCAAAAAATTTGGACAACAGCTCAACTTGTTACTCGTATAGCTTGGCCTTTAAGATTATTTGGTGAAGGTCAATTTAGAATGGGATTAGATGGTTTAGACAACTGGGTTGAATCTCCAGCTCGTGCTTTTGTATGGGCAAATTATGCTTCTGATGTTAAAGGAGTACCATTTAGTATGGGTTGGACTAGACCAGGTAAACAAGCATATGGTGATGTAGTTCAGGATATAGTTGCAAGAAGACCAGCAGCTGTTTATGGAAAAGATGCTATGAAAGATTACATTAATAATGCTTGGAGACCAACTCCTAAACAAACAATACCTAAAGGTAATTATGTACAAGGTTGGCAAATAAATTTAAGATGGCCAACAGAAAGTGATTTGGGTAAAAAAGTTGCTCAAGAAATTCTTGATGGCACAGATTTAACTGCAACTATAGATAATTTTTGGTCAGGCGATTTAATGAAAATAAGAAAACAATTAAACGATACAAGAGTAGATTTTAAAGGCAACCCTACCAATCCTGTTGCTAGTTATGATGATGCTGCCAGGTATGTAAAAGATTATAGAGATTGGATTATAGATTTATCTGGTGGTGGAAAAACTGGTAACTTACCAGACAATGAAATACTAAGTATGATTGCTAATAGAAAAATTAATTTTAACGGAAAAGAAATAAATTTAAGTGGTTTTAATAGATGGACTGAAAATAATCAAAAACAAGTTTTAGAATTTTTAGCAAGTAAATATGATACTTCAGCACCAGCAGTATTATCAGTTCCTGATTGGGTTTCTAACCCTAAAGAAAAAGCTCAATTTTTAAAATGGCTTAATAATGGTACAAGTAAATTATGGTACTGGTTAGGAGAATTGCCAGATGCACAGTTACAAAGAATACCTACTTTTACTCAATATTATTGGAGTGCAATTCCAAAGTATATGCCTTTTGGTGATGTAGATTCTTTTAAACATTTTGACAAAATGATTGTTAAATATAAAGTTCCTAAAGAAGTAAAACTAATGTATGAAAATGCAAGAAAAAATTTGATAAAAAAATATGGTTCTATTGAAAAAGCAGTTAAAGCTAATCCAGGACCAAAACTTACAATAGATGAAATTAATGAAGCAGCAAAATATTATTCTTTAGAAATGCACAATAGACTTCTGTATAACTTGTCTCAAAAAGGTTATGCTGCAGAAGGTTTAAGACTTGTATTTCCTTTCTTTGAACCTTGGAAAGAAATAGCTTTAAACTACCCAAGATTGTTTAAGCAAAATCCATCAGGTTTAAGAAAAGTAGGATTAGTTGGAGAAAAAGGACAATCAAATGGATTTATGTATAAAGACCCTGTTTCAGAAGAATTATATTATGTAACTGCTCCTTCAGAAGCACAAGAATATATATTTGGAATTGAAGATAGAGATTTGTCTGGAATAGAAGAATCAATAGAAATGAGATTAGTTTCACCTGTTGCAGGAGCAAACTTATTTACTCAATCACCTATGCCTGGCCCAGGTCCAGTAGCTAAATATTTATATAAAACTTTAAGAAACGAACAACCTAGTGGAAAATGGCAAGATGCAGAAGATATTATATTTCCTTATGGATTAGGAGACCCAGGTCCTTTACCACAATTTGATGAGCAATTACCTACTTATATGAGAAAAGCATATAATACTGCTACAGAAGGTGGCTTTGATGAAGACCAATGGAAAAATGATGTAGATGCTTCTGCAAAAATATTGTCTGTTGCTTTTCTTGAAGGTAAATTACCTTATGACCCTAGAACTGAAGAAGGCTTAGCATTATTTAATCAAGATGCAATTAATTTAGCTAAAAGAACAGGAACATATGTATCTATTGCTAAAGGAATAGCACCTTCTTCTCCTAGAGTAGAACCAGCTTATAAATTAGAAGTAACTGATGAATTAATGGAAACTTTCCCAGAAGTATTTTTTGAAGGAAGTAACTTGTCAGAAGTTTTACAAGCTCTTCTTCCACCAGATTACAGTATGGGCAAATATGATGATGACTATTTTACTAACGCAGTTATTACTGCAATATTTAGACAAGCTCTTAACTCTGTAGAACCTGGAGATGAATTTTTAGCATATCAACTTGTTGCTGGTTTAATTGGTGAAACACCTGATGATTGGGACGCTATTTATACAGCAGCTTTTTTAGTTCAAGGTAAAACTACAACTCTAGGAGTAAAATTACCATCAACAGATGAAGAAATACAATTTATTAGAAATAATCCTGAATTGGCTGAAGATTATAAATACACATTACCTTATTTTGCACCTGATATAAATGAATTAGATTTATTAAATGTAAATGCTTTTTTTAATCAGATAGACGAAGGTAAAAGAGTAACTTATACATTAGCTGAAATGGAAGAACTAGCTCAAGAAAGAGCTTACACTATTATTTATAATAAATTAATAAGACCTTATCAAAAAGCAAATGAAGATGGCACTTTGAACAATGATGATTACAATGCACAAAAGGCAGCTATATCTGCAGATTTATTACAAGTATTTCCTTTTGGAACTGATGCAAGAGATAGAGCAAAAAGAGAACCTGTAAGTAAATATGTTGTGTTTGAAGAATTAAAAAGAGCATCTAAAGATAACAGACTTTTAAAAACTGAAACAGGTAAAGGATTAAATAAATTTTTATGGGGTGATGATGACAATGTAGGATTTATGCATTTTGTAGATTATTTGCAAAATGAATTATCAAAGGAAACATCTGCAGGAAGAGTAGTACCTTACAGTGAAGAAAAATCTATAAATTACTTAGGAAGACAAGAAAAAGCACAAGACATTAGAAATTATTTATTTGACTGGGGTGCTACTGTAGTCAATGAATATCCTGAATTTGCTGGATTGTATAGAGAAAAGTTCCTATCCATTGTAGAATATCAATATACACCTTAAAAGGAAATTTATGACAATATATAAACAAGATAAAGAAGGAAACTGGCAAACTTTAGAAATTGAAGAATCCGAATTGTTGAAGTATCAAAATTTAGGGTGGACTGATAAAGAACCTGCTACTTTTGGTATAGGTTCAGGTGATGATGATGGTGAAAAAGAAGGTTTTAATGTTGTATTATCTCAAGCAGAATTTGATGCTCAAACTCCTTATGGTTATCCTTCTTTAATTAAAACTGGAGTAGATGATGAAGGTAATCCTATCCTTGTAGATTCAACTGTATATTTAAGTGGTTTAAATCAAAATGGTGCTTGGTATTATCCAGGTGATGAAGATGTTGTTTTAGACAGTTTAGGTGTAGATGATTTAGAAACATTACAAACAAGATTAGAAAAAGTTGGTTGGTTATCTAAAGCTGATTATGCTTTTGAATTTGGTACACCAGGACAAAAAACTAGAAGTGCTTTAGTTAAAGCTATGACTGCTTCTAATTATTCAACAGGAATTGGATATGATAACGCTATTAATTTAAATTTATTAAACCCAACTCAACCTGCATATGAACCAAAAGCATATCAACCT